AGTGTAGACTCTAATTGATAATCGGAAAACTTTTTAAATCCTGTAGTGTGATTTAAAGTGCTAACAACATCATCCCACTTTTCATATGGTATTTGTGATTTGATAGAATATGAGAAATTCTGATAATAATCACTATCTTGTATTCTCTGCTGATTGTTATTCAAAAATCCAGCTTGAATTTCCCAACCACCACTTTCTAGTGAGATGGAATCCAGATTATAGAAAGAAACTGGAGATTCTATACTGGAGGCAGTTCCTTTAGTTTTTGAAGATTCTCCTTCTATTATTTCGCCCGCTTTAAATTCTTTATTTGAAATTATTCTCAAATAATTTGTTTTTTCATCCCATCCAGAAACAATACCCTCTGCTGATTTTGATCTTACAGTTTCATTTACAAAATAATTATTCTTTTTGAGAGTGATATCAAAAATTGGGAAGAATTTTTCTGGAATTACTCTTGCTGCAGCAGAATTTACTGGATTAAACGTTCCTGGAATTTGGTTATTTTCTATAATTCCATCGAGACTATATGAAATTGAACCAATTCCACCTCTATTTTCAGTTACAGAATTTACAGTGAATAATTTATACCCATAGTCTTTCGAATTGAATCCTACTCCAGTAGATCCTACACCAACACTGACATTTTCTACCAATATTTTATCATTCAAACTGAATGGGAACGAATCCGCAGTGCTAAATCCTACAGAAAGAGTAACAGTGACATTTTTTGTTGTTGGATTGTAGATTATTGTTCCAATTCCAACCCCATTTGTGTTATTGATTGGTAAAATAGTTGGTGTTACATTACTGAGTCCATATGCATTTTTCAATATTGTTACATTATCATCTCCTAAGGAGTACTTAATATCAATTTCATCTACTAACTTCTTAGTTCCACCATCAAAGACAATTAATTTTGGTGCAACACCATATCCTCTTCCTACAGAAGAAATTCCAATTTTATCAAAAGAAGATAGAAGATTTACTTTTACGATTTGTGGTAGTGAAGCATTGGGTCTTAAAGTTTTATCTGTTGGGAAATTAAATCCAAAATTTTCAATCTTTACATTTTTTATTTTTCCGATAGAAGAACTATTAGATTCCAGTAAAGCTCCAGTTCCAGAATTCGAAATAACTGAAGAAAAACTTGGTAAGGAATAATAATTTGTTCCTCTATTAGTCAATTTAATCTTTTGAATAGATCCTAAAGTATTCTGAGATTTTGTTGTATAGTTTATGTTTGAGGAATCTTTGTTGTATGAAGACGACTCTGGATATTCTCCTAATGTATAAGTAAAGGATGTTGCTGATGTAGAAACAATGGAATATTCTCCATTATATTTACTATTGACAACATTGATTTGATTATTGGAAATTACGTCCTTATCAATTGACATCTCCTGTTTTTCCACAGGTAATGCGTTATCTAATATTGGGTGTAATTTATAATATAGATTTTTGGTTATATCCTTATTAACCAATAGAGTTACTTTTGCATCAGAAGATATTCCTATTGTTCCAAAATACTTAACCTCGAATGATCTAGATTTTTTAGAACTATAGAATGGTTCTGTCAGATTAGAATCTGAGTATAACTCAAAACTGAATGCTGGATATCTTTGTGTTTTGTTAACGTATGAAAGTGAAGGATCCGAAAGATCAAAAGTCACTAACGAATCTCTATAAACTTCCAGCATTGGATTGACTGGAGATAAAGTTCCGTTAGAAGCAGAAGTTATATCTACGATAAATGGTTTTTTTAATGTAGAGGAATAATATGTGTCAGAAAGTTTTACTGTATTCCTATCTACTAAGACGATATAATAAATTTTATTGTTTACTAGACCTCCAGAAGGAGAAGTTGAAGTGTAAACTACCTTTTGACCAGGTACTAGACCATGGTTCTGGATGTATATTGAATTGTTTGTAAGGTCTATATCGGAAGATAAGAAATTTCTTGGGTTTACTAATAGTTTTCTATTATAATCGTCATACTTTATTGTAAATGATGTAGATATTGATGGATTTACGTCTATATTGACGATATCATTATTCAGTAGTCCGTGAGTTTGAGACGTTGATACTGTTACTAGGTTCCTTTCAATAGTTCCAGTGATTATATTTTCGATATAGTTGGTCTTAAAGCTATGGTAAGATCCTGTTCCAACACCAACGAAATATAGAATCGATTTAGTTCTATCGGTACTTGCGATTCCGACAAATGTTCCTGTAGAACTTATACCAATTTTTACAGTTGATACTCCGATCAAGTCCTTAGAAATTCTAGCAACATATAGTTTTGATTGGTTAGCAAGTGTAGTTGTTCCAATTCCAGTTAAAGATACTACTAAAGAAGACCCACCATTGTGAGAATATGTTACCTCATCTCCAGTGTGCAATCCATGATCCAGCAGATAGATCGATCTTGTTGGTACAAATAGTTGTGTTGCTCCAGCTACTGGGTTTGAAAATGATAAAGTATAACCAATTCCAACTCCAGAAGTTGTCCCCAATCCAACAGAATCTGGAGGGTTAAAGTAAATCTGTTTATTTACTTTAACACTGTATGAAGTTTTAAATCCAACATCTACAAATAATTTTCTTGGATTCTCTACGATTAAAGTAGATGCAGTATGAGCAGTTCCAATTGTACCATTGTATTCTCTGATAACTCTCATTCTAGAGTTCAGAGTATCTACATTCAATACTTTAACCTTTTCATTTTCTATGGAAAGAATATCATTCTCTTTAATGTTTGGATATTGTAGATTTCCGTTTACATTAATGTAGGTGACAATACCGGTAACACCAACACTACCAATTCCTGTAGTTACTGATCCACTAGTACTACCTATTCCAGATATTTTTAAGAAATTGGTAGTTACTCCTATTCTAACTTCTCCCTCTATTTCGGAAGAAGTAGTGCTAAGACCTGATATGATAACAATATCGTTATTTTTAAAGTTATGTGGATTTTCCGATAAAATTAGATAACGACCCTTCTCAGAATTTGGATAAATTTCTACTCCAGAAATAGTGCTAGAAGCGACACTTATATTTTCAATTGGTTTTCCAGCAATATCGGATACAACAGCTGATATTCCATATCCTCTAGTATTTGAACTGTCAAACTCTACAGAATCTCCAACCCTATAATTTGTTCCTCCAGTTAAAATTCCAATAGAATCAACTTTTCCTGGAATTACTGAAGAAATTTTTGAAGTTTGGTTTAATTTGTTTGGTATAGTAGCGTAATCATATGAATGGGTCTTAGAGTCTCCTAGTAAGTTATATGGAAATACATTTCTCACCCAATTCGTCTGATTTAAATCAATATTATCTTGATTAGATAATCTCTTAAAGTTAAAATCTATTGGTTTTGATTTGAAACTATTTCCTATCAAATATGGGAAAGAAGGTCTCTTATAGTTTATAAATGGTCCAGAAGAATCAACATTCAAATTATTGAATGTTGCGAAGTATGCATAAACTCCATTTGGATACTCTGGAGTAACGCAAAATCTTCCGTTAAATTCGTCCAACAGTAAGGGATCACTTGTCTTTTTGTAGGTATAATCCTCTACAAAAAATCCTTCACTAAAAGCAGAAGTCGGTGGTCTGTTTTCTTTAGTTTCTAATATATAACCAGACTTTAATTGCTGTACTGCACCACCTTCCCTATTAATGTATCCATAAGGACCATAAATTGGGTTTCCATCATATGCCCATCCAATGATAGGGGAGTGGCTATCATTGCTTGACTCAATATTGCTAATTTTTTGTAGATCAGTTTTACCGTATACTGTGTTTCCTAGATTGTCTTTGGGTCTAACAGACTCTCTTAGTTTTCTAGGAGCATACATGTGGAAATATTGTAACCCATAATCTCCGTTTAATCCATTTTCAACAAATCCGTCATCTCCAGAAATTTTATTGAAATACTTTGCAAACAGGTTAATTTTCCATTCTTGTATCTTCGATTTTAATTTAGCCAAAGATCCGGAAGGTATTACATCTATTGTTGTAGATGCTTTAGAGTATCCAATTCCACTTTCAATAACATTTACGGATACCAATTGCCCATTGGAAATTATTGGAGTTAAGACTGCACCAAACCCGTCTCCATTTATGACAAGATCTGGTGGAGAATTGTATCCACTTCCAGATTTATCTATTAAAACTTCAATTATTCTTCCATCTGCAGAAATAACTGGATTTAATTGTGCTGAAGATCCACTCTCTAAAGTAAACAGTGGTTCTCTAATGAAATTAATTATCTCTGAAGATCCATATCCAACTCCGTTCTGAGTTAACTGAACAGAAGTTATTCCTCCTCTAAAGATAGGTTGAACTATTGCTTTAAAATCTGTACCATATACCGAGGATATTCCAACATCTCCTATAATTTCTACACTTAATTCTGGATAATTGAATATGTGAGATCCGGATCCTATAGAAGTAAATGTGATAAATTGATTCGATTGATAATAGTAGTTTGAAGGAGTAGATCCTAGTCCTACTGGAGTTAGTCTAAAATTATCTTTATCGACCTTAATTGCATAATATTGTTGGTTTGCAGTTAGTCCTCCGATAGGACTTGCATTATTATCATATTCTACAATTTCACCAGAATTGAACCCATGATCCTTTATATTAATCTGAGATAATGACGTGCTAATCCCTAGAGCAGAGGATATTCTCTTCTTATTTTCATATCCCTCTCCAGAATTTTCTACAACAATCGAACCTACTACTTTCTTAGTATCAAAAGATTTTAATACTTGTTTTCCATTTCCATATGAAGTAAGAACAACTGTATTGATTCCAGATACCGCGTCATTTAAGGTTCTATGTAACTTTACAGTATGACCGTCAGAAACTGAAACATAATATGTTGAATTTGTTGTTATACCACCAATTGCTTTTTGACCATTTGTTACATAAACAACTTTTTCTGCATTTCTAAATTTATGATATGTCGAAAATCCAATAGTAGATAGAGTACTTCCGATACCAATCTTACTTGTATCCTGCGAATTGAAAGTTGATTGGTGAGTTATTGATTTTAAATTTGCATAAGCTTTTGCATTTTTCCCGTTACCTCCGGTTATCTTTATAATAGGAGGATCTATGTAATCAAATCCAGGATCAATGATTCTAATTTCAGTTAAAGATCCAGAAACAGAACAATTGCCAGTAGCTCCAAATCCAACAGAATCACTTATTACTAGTTTTGGTGGATTGATAATATCATAATTTGATCCAGAAGATAATATTTCAACCTCTTCAAGTTTTCCATAATATACGGATTCTTTTGCTTTATAATTTAAAACTTCTACACCATTTATTAATATACCAATAGAACCTGAAGGTGTTGCATATTCTACCCCATCGTCAACAGGTAAATTAATTTCTCTTAAAAGTTTTTGTGACTCAAGGCGCTTTGATTTGAAAGTATATAGTTGTAATTTATTATTAGTTACCGATTGTGCATTCTCTACAGATACAAATTTATTATTGTATATGTCTGATCTACTTTTTCCTAATTTAATAGTATTTGAATTTATTCTTTTTACGAAATATATTCCTTCTTTAAATAAAGAAGACCTAATTTGTTGAGTTGTGGTAGGAATACCGTCTTCAAATGTGGTTACACTTTGGTATTCTGGGGTATAATATACAGAATCCCCAGTATAGAAGTTATGATCTACTAAACTAGTTATTGTTAACGTATCTCCAGAAAAAGATCCAGAAAAAACTATTGTCGAATCTGAAACATTCAAAGATTGATCTTGATAATTTGGAATAGAAGGAGAAGATACTAATATTTTTTCATTATCTACATAAACATTTTGAACATTTGAGTTTATTGGAAGAATCTCTGGGAAATTTACAGTACTCGTTTTTAAAAGATTTCTTCTTATGACATACTTACTTGAGATATTTAATTCACCCTGACCTTTTATTGTGATCTTTGTATCCGAAAGGATATCTATAATATTTGTTTTTTTCTTGGACCCAAAGTTATCAGTAATAGTTGCAGTATCCCCAATTTTAAAAACATGTGGAGACTCTGTTGTAACATTATATGTCCCATCAGAAGAGTCAACTAACTCTGCAGAGATAATTTTATACTTTGAAGCAACATTGAAGAACCAATTATTTGATTTTGAATCTGTTGCATTAATTCCTAAAGTTTTTATTTTAACTTCATCGTCTTTGAAATTATACCTTGTTTTTCCAGTAATATTCAATTCATTAAGAATAGAATTTATTCTAACTCTTACAATATCTCCATTTGAATTGTAAGAATATGCATAAGTGTTTAGACCGACAAAAGAAGTGTCCCCAACAATTTTGTTTAAATTTGTACAACCTAAAAATTGATTTAAATTTTTTGAAGTGTAAGAAACAATACCAACTGTATTGTCAAAGTAATCTACATATAATTCTCCGCTATTAGGAAACCCTACAGTAGAGTCTACACTAATTACACTAGAACCTGGAGATAAATCTTCAATTACTTTTGTTTGTGGATGAACTGAGAACCTTCCAAAAATTGACCCATTAAAAGTAATATCTCTATTATATCCAGAATCCAATGAAAGTTTATAGTAACTTTTTCCAATACCTGGACCAATAGTGTCGAATGACGGAACTTTTTCTATCTTTGTTATTGGTCCATTTGCTTGATCAATATGCCCATATCGATCTTGGTATAAAGTACAGTTTTCTAATGTGAATGGATCACCCTCAATACTCTCAACCACCATTACATTTTCTGAAATGAATTGTGAGTCGGAGGGTCTAAACAGATACTCTTTTGGCTTTATTATCTTTACGTCTTTTCCATACAAAGATCTAAAGAGAATAGAGAATGATTCGTCCGTTCCCTTTGATTTGTAAAAATCTTTAGACTGTTTTATAAAAATTCTTTCATCTATTTCACTAAAAAATTCTCTATTTTCAAAACCTGGAGTTAATTGATACTTTGCTTTCTTTAAGAATTCTTTTAAAAATAATGAGTTCAGATTAATAATCTTGGAACCAGAAGAATGGGATTGTGCAACAGTTTGGCTAAAAACTAATTCATCTGGTTTATTTTCTTTATTATATGAAGTAATCCCACTGAATCCTCTAATACAACCTAAGAAAGATCTATTAGTTTTTGAGGTATATGTAATTACTTCATTGCCTATCTGGAGAAGACCATAGGAATCTGGAAATCCAATGGTTCCTTCAGGGTTTAATCCAATATCTATATTGATAACCGCACTTGTATCGTCAATATTTCCAGATAAAACTAACTGTTCAGGAACAGTAGAAAATTCGTCAACTCTGACATACTTTTCTATATTTTGTATAAGATCAACTGGAGCACCTTCAAATTCTTGCGAAATATAATATTGCGACAAAAATTCAGAAATTAAGGGAAATTCTTGCCTAACATAGTCAGGCAGCTGATTTTTAACAATCGTGTTAAACTGAACTCTTTTTTCTGTCATTTGATTATGATCTTACTAAATTCCCGTTTGAGTAGCTTGAGGTTACAATGTAGTTAGAAGCGGAAGGATCTAACCCTGAAGAAATTTCATCAATTACCATATCAAAAATACTCTTATTAATATCTAGTTGCAAATATAAATCCTGTAATCCAATGATATCATTTGATTTTGGTGTGGTTGATATTTCAATTGTTTGTTGACCATTTATCAGTTTTGCACTGACAATTTTAACTGGACTTATCGTAATAATGCCTTTTTTATAGTCTATTGTTCCAACGTTCCTTTTGATAATTGTTGTGGAAGTTGAAGAAGGATTTGGAACTGTAAAGAAGAACAATGATCCAGTTAATTCATCCGCATTTGGAATGTCTCCCAGATATAAATCTTGTTGAATTCCTTCAACTCTAAATGCGGTTGATTTTATATTATATCCATCTGGATTTGAAACATGAAATTCGTTGCCGAATCCTATAGAATATTCCGCAAAACTGTTTAAAGAAACTCTGAGGTCTCTCCTCATTTGTATTTTTGTTATATTTGAAGTAATTGATTCATGACTCTCATCAATGAGTTTCAAAAACTTACTATACTTAAATCTAGCACCATACTTATTGAGATCTGTAGACTCAGCGTATAGGTTTGTGTTTTTCTGAACTATACTAGAAACAAATGCTGCATTTGGGGATAGATTTGTATTGTAATATATTTTAGAATCAACTTCAATGTAAAGATACTTCAAATCCAGTATTTCTGGAATAATGCCAGCAACTGAATATTTTTTAAGTTTTGATTTTATATTTTGCTTCACTAAGTTTGGAAGAAAGTCTCCACTTCTTGGTTTTATACTTATGAACACCTTTCCATATTGTGGAGGTACTAAATCCTCACCACCAAAAACCGAAATGGATTCAGTTTCTGGATAAATTCTTGAAGGAATTAGAGTTTCATAATCATTTGCAGTTACTGCTCTATTCTGAGAAGCATATATTTGTGGAGCATATTTTTTAATAGAGTCTATAGTCTCTATATTTTCTCCACCAGAGGAAATTAATCCTGTTGTTAACAATGAAATTCCTGAGGTAACAGTATATTCTATAGAATTTCTAGTATATGTTAATCTTCCAGCGTAAGAAAATTGATTAATACCATTACCACTGCTGCCATTGGAAGATATGTAAGATACTTCTATATAATTTGCTTCTTCTAGTTTTTTGCCAAAAACACCATCTCCAAATATTAATTCATATCTTTCATCTTCTATTTCCTGTAAAAAATAAACTTCGGTATCTTCTCTAACATCAAATAAACTATCTTGTCGATTATATTTGACAGATATTGTCGAAGTTTGTGTTGGTTTTACTACTACAGAAATTAAATCAGTATCAATGCCCGAATTTGGTAATATGAATTTTTGATTTGGGTTTCTTGCAGTATATGTAAAATTATTGGTTAATAAAACACCTTCATAGATTTCAATATCATTAAAAGACGCAATATTGTCAAATACTGGTGCAGTAATATCCTCTAGGATTGAAAATATAAAAGATTGATTACCAAAGGTTCCGGAAGTTGTTGCTATTGGACCTTTCTTTAAAGTTATTGAAACTGGAGATGGAGTAATGTTACTAGTATCAACAAAAAAACTTATAGTTGCTCTTGCTGCTTTTCTTGATCTAGGAACATATCCGATATTCCTCGCCAAAGAAACAACATTCTCTCTTAAAGTAGCACTATCAATAAACACTTCATTTGCAACCATATTAGCATTATATGAAGTGATATATGTGTTATATGCTAAAACGTCAAGAATTGTTGATAAGTTAGACCCCTCAAAGTCATAATCCGTAAAGTTGGAGTTTGACTTTAAGTAATCTCTAAGTGTTGCTTTTATCTGGGCAAAATCCAGATTTGTGAAGTTAACTAATGGCATTTACCTAGTAGGTTGCAGAACGAATTGTAATTGTTGTGCTGGAACATCTGCACCAATAATGATATAACGAATCAATACATCAAAAGAATTATTATCATAATCTGGATTGACTTCAACTTTTGTTAAACTTACTCTTGGTTCATAATTACGAATTGAATACTCTATTTCGTCTTTAATTGCAAGAGCAGTTATCTCATCTAAATTCTCGAAGAGTAATTGACTGACCCTAGATCCAAAATTTTCATCAAAAAACTTTTCTCCAGGTACAGTAAATACAATATTTCTTATAGATCGAGCAATTGCATTTTCATTTTTGAGGGCAATCAAGTCATTATTCAGGGGATTAACCTGAAATGACATACTTATGTCTCTAAATCCTTGACTTACCCTCTGTAAAGGCATTTTATAATACGATTCTAACTTATTTATTAGGGATTTTTTGATTCATAAAGTGGTTCTGTTCCATATTCCCAATCATCATAGTCTTCGTCATTGCGAATTTTTTCATGAATTTCATTTTGATGATAAAAATCGTGTTTTTTTGGTGTCAATGCGTCATTTGCGATCTCACGAAGCATTTTTTGCTTCTGAATTTGAGTTTCCCAACCATATTCACTTGACAAATACTCTGTCCCCCATTGATTTCTCATAAAATTTTGGTCTTTATCGACTTGTTTGGTCATTGTTTGCTCCTGATTATTGAAAATCAGAACTTTTTACGGGGTTGCTATCCCGAATATTTGTAATTTCGTACATAAAATCGTCAGATGTCTCAATTTTACGACGATTTTCGACTGAATATTCGGTCAAATCAATTTCATAACCTGGATTTTTGGTAATTCTATTCTTTGTCCATGCATCATCGTACCATAAAATCTTATTATTTGGATATGCATAAAAGTTTCCGTTGTCCATCTTAAAGACATGAGCACATTTATGCTCTGGAGTCTCACTAAAGTTTGTATTCAGAGTAGATTTTGACTCCCATGACCAATCAAGAGTGAATAGATAGGTTCCTTCATTCTTTTCTCCACGATAATTGATAAGTTCTGCACGTAAGTTAGCCAGTCTTGCACGAACTTGAACATCGATATAAGGAGAAAAACAATCCCACCACATACACTCCTCTAATTCAGGAACTGGTGCATCTGGTTTCCAACAAAACGCATGAATGGGTCTACGTGTCCAGTTCACCCCATTCTCTAGAAATGCCTCAAAGAGGGGTACGTGCTTCTCTAAGGACGCTACAGAGTGTACGTCGCATAAAGTTACCTCTCCGTGACCTTTTTTATGATTATAAAGAAACTCATTACGAATGTAACAAGTAATCGTTGGAAGATTATGATTAAGATATGCCATATTAAGATACAAAAAAAGCAGGAATTTCTTCCTGCTCTATCTATATTATTTTCCTTGACCGCGATACTTTTTCTTGCGACCATTACGAGAGGTTGCACTGAGTAGTGTACGAGGAGAACGTCCTTGGCGAGTTTTCTTGGGTGCTCCTGCTTCAAAAATAGTCTTATTAGATCCGCCTTTTGCCATTTAGATTTCCTCCATTTCAATTAAATTAGGATCAATGTCTTCTCCCGAGTAAAAACGCTCTGAGAAGTCTTGAAGAACCTCACTACAGTCTTCCATAGTGAGGTCTGTATAAATTTTACGACCTTTATAAAGAATATTATAAAGTTTTTCCATCAGATAATACGAGTTTTTTCATGTCCAACACGAATACGAGGATCGCACCAGATCTCAAATCCCTGATCCTTTGCATCAAGACAGAACGAGACATCTTCGCCGCACATATCTTGAACCGCACCAGACTCAAAGACTTGCATCTTCGGAGCAAACCAAGGATATTCGAGGTTTTCAAAGACACCTTTCTTAATCAGTACCCAACCAAAACCTGTGTAGTCTACAGTGAACGGCTTACGACGCTTGCTGATTGATTCCACAGTTTCGTGGTTCATGACTCCACCATTCTTGCGGAAGTCGTCTTCTTCCAACCAGTGCGCGACAGAAGTTGTGTGACCGTCTTCTGTTGCATACCAACCAGCAACAATCTCCTTTTCCTCTCCTTCTTCATTCAGAGCAAGATCACAGAGTTGCCAGAACTTGTTAGTGTCAAAGACAATATCCGAGTCAATCCAAAGTTGATAATCATACTCCAGTTTTCCATCCCAAGGAATTTGCTTTGGTCCACGAAGAACATTTGCACCTAGTACTTTACAACGTGCAAAGTTAACCATGGAAGAATAATCTTGAGAAATCTGAATGCTCATTCCATTCTGAACCATGTCAAAACATAGTTGGACAAATGCCTTCAGAAAAATAAATGAACACCCACGACCAGGAAGACAGAATACAATACTCTTCCCTTTCATTCGCTCTTTAATTGCTTCAATATCCCATTCTTCAGTTTTGGGTTTTGGAGCATTTGCTTTAATAGTAAATCCTTTTGCCATAAGTTAAATTAACCTTCAGATCAATTTTATCAGTCTATATATGCTTTTGTCAATGTAGTTTTAATGGGAAGAATTTAGAATTGCTTCCTTATTCACATACAACTCCTCATAGGTTAAATCCTTTGCGTCATAATCAGTATGCATTAAACCTACTAGATTATTCAAGGTATCCCATGTATGAGGAAAGTCTTCTTCTTTTATTGAATGCATAATGCACTTTTCTTTTGCATATATGTGATAAACCTTTTCCATTTTACCCCCTTCCATATTCGTCTTGAAGACGTACTATGTCCTCTTCAGAACACTCTCCAAGTTGCGTTTCAATGATTACAAGTTGATTGAAAGACTTTGCTTTCACTCTATGTATCTCTCTTTTTTCTATACTCAAAGAAACACCAGGAGATACTTCAAAAGAATAATCTCCCAGTGTCATAATACCTTCTCCTTCTACAATCACCCAGTATTCTGAACGCTTGTCATGAAGTTGTAAAGAGATTGCTTGATCGGGATTGATCACAATTCTCTTCACTTTATACTTATCCCCTTCAAGTATATTTTCATAATATCCCCAGGGGCGCGTCTCTTTTATCATAAAAATTTTTCCGGGATTTTTTTTATATAGACCTTTTTTGTCTCTCTATTTCCCCTCGGAATTTTTTTATGAGACTGATAGATCGTTCGCGTTTTGTCACCTCTGTAGGTTAGGGTAGTTTGGGTTTTTTATAAACCGCAACGCCGCGCCATAACGATAACGTTATAGGGTAAAACACTGCCGAATCACTATAATCACCAAGCATAACACTGCTGCCCCTCAGTGTCAACCAAGGGGCACACAGTTAGTTACACTTAGAAGGCAATCTCTGCCAGAGTAGGAATACCAATCACCTGCTCAATCACGGGCGACTCAACATACTCATAACCACTGACGATTGCATTCAGAATGGACAGAATCTCGCTGCCAGTGTTACCTTGTGCCAGGAGAGAAAGCATTGCGGTCTTGGACATGTTGTGTTCTTGTGTGTTAGTTAAGAGAGAAACAGTGAGTGTTGATCAGTTGGCAAAGACTTCAGCGCAACTATCAATACCCTCCTGCTCAATGTCGGAGACGATAACATCCAGAATCGACAAGATTTCGTCACCCGTGTTACCTTGTGCCAGCATGGAAAGGATAACTTGCTTGGACATAATAACGAAGAAAAGTGTAGTGAACTGTGAGTGCCTAGTTTATACTCATACGACATGAGTGAGTGTTACCTAGAAGTCGAACACTTCGCTATTCAGTTGGATCACATTCACGTCGGGGTCATCATAACGAACCCCGTCAGGAGTGCTATAAGTACCGCAGTCTTTTAGCACTTCTACAAAGTCAACATAGTTGCCAACTTCCTGAGCGAGGTAATACAAACCCTCGTCGTTGTTGATCCAGAGAGCAACATTCCAGGT